GAGGGTGCAGACCTCTTGATTATAGACGACCCGCACTCAGAACAAGACGCCATGAATATGGCATCGTTTGATCGTGTTTACGAATGGTATACGAGTGGACCGCGGCAAAGGCTTCAACCAGGTGGTAGAATTATTTTGGTTATGACACGATGGAACGTGGCTGACTTGACCGGCAAACTACAGCGTGCACAAAAAGAGCCAAAAGCAGATCAATGGGAAGTAATCGAGTTTCCTGCTATCTTGCCATCAGGCGAACCAGTGTGGCCAGAGTATTGGAAGTTGGAAGAGTTAGAATCAGTAAAAGCATCTGTTGCAATCGGTAAATGGAACGCGCAATACCAACAAAACCCAACAGCAGAAGAGGGCAGTATAATAAAACGTGAGTGGTGGAAACAGTGGCCAAAAGATACACTACCACCTCTTGCACATGTCATACAATCCTACGATACGGCGTTCATGAAGAAAGAAACATCGGATTATTCTGCAATCACAACTTGGGGCATATTCTATCCAAACGAAGAGGGTGAGGCTAATATTATACTTCTTGACGTTGTAAAAGACCGTTTCGAGTTCCCAGAACTACGACGTGTTGCCAAAGAACAATACGACTACTGGTCACCAGAAACCGTCATAGTCGAGGCCAAAGCATCGGGGCTCCCGCTTACATACGAACTTAGGCAAATGGGCATACCGGTTATTAACTTTACACCTAGTCGTGGAAATGATAAACATACTAGAGTGAACGCTGTTGCGCCAATATTCGAGGCGGGCATGGTCTGGTATCCAGACCGTAAGTTTGCTGAAGAGGTTATTGAGGAATGCGCTGCATTCCCACTAGGTGAACACGATGACTTAGTGGATAGCATGACTCAAGCCGTAATGAGATTTAGACAAGGTGGTTTTGTGGAGCATCCAGAGGACTATGATGATGAGCCTGTATCCCACCAGCAAAGGACATATTATTAATGAACGCGTTTCTTAAATTACTCACAGACCTTTTTGCAAGAGCTAGGGGCGTTGGGAATAAAATGTCCCCCAAAAAACAAGACGAAATTATAAAAGCACTAGAAGAATCTATCGATAAAGTTACAGCGGGCACAGCAAAAATAGACGAACAAATAGCTGAGCTGAAAGCTATTGAACGACAACTTGATAAAGCAGATGAGATAATCGCACCATTAGATAATTTAATAGGTGATCTTTCCAAAAAAACAGGAGCAACTCCAGAAGAAACAAAAAGAGTTTTAATTGACAGATATAACGAAGGTTATCCACCAGGTGATCCAAAAAGAATGTTGGATGACGACGACGATCGTTTAAGAGCCTTTATTGAATCTCAAAAACTCATGGGTAATGAAGAAGATCTAATGATTGATATTCTAGAAAATGCAGAGTTACCGTCTGATCAAATGGCAGGCATAACATCTCTCATGGACGACATAGATGTTCCGCCTATGCCTGATGAAACTAGAGAGATAATAGAATCACTCACAGAGATGCCAGCAACTTTTAAAGATTTAGGTAAAACTGATGTGGGTATAGCAAAACCAAAAGGTATGATTGTAACTGAGGACACAGTCGACAGAGCTATTGATGCAAACAAACAAAGACAAAGAGATTTAGCAAGAGCTGAAGAGTTAATGATGGACATGGAAAACTTTGGCAAAAGTTTTGATGAGATCATGCAAATGGTGCAGGATGAAAAAGTTATACCTTTTATGAAGTTTCAACCTAATCCTAAACCAAAAAAAGCAGAGGGTGGAGTAATTAGTCGTGTCGGTCTGCAAGATGGTGGCGGGCCAAAGATTGGTCGTCGTGGATTTTTGGGATTGTTGGGAGCCGGTATTGGTAGTTTGTTTATGCCAAAAGGTGTCAAACAAATAGCAGAGGCAGTTGTACCAGCGGCAAAAGTAATTAAACAAGCACCGGGGATGCCGGACTGGTTTCCACTACTTGTTAATCAAATTAAATCAAAAGGTAAAATTACAAGAGAACCTGATTACAAAGATTTTACATCAGGCGGCGACACCACTGTTAGATATAAACTAAAAGACGATAGTTTATCAGGTGGTGAGATATTTTTAGAAGAAGACTTACAATCAGGCACCGTTGGTATATTTGGTCGTGGGGATGATGGACAACAAGTTTCAATGGATTATTACCCTGGTGCCAGAACAGCTACTAAAAAAGGACTTAAAGAAGATCCACCTACATTTGAAGCGGGTGAGTTTTTCAAAGGTGAAATACAAGACTTTGAAAACATCGGTGTGCCAACAGATGATTTAAGAGGTGGGTTGTTATCTTGGGAAAAATTATCTGGATTTAATTTAACAGCAAGAGAAAAAATACAACGCATGATGAAAAAATTTGAAGACGACTATAAAGATCCAAACGTTGAACCAGATGATGATTTAATAAACATGTCACAAGGCGGTGGCGTTGGATCACTATTTAAACAGAGGAATGCATAATGGCTATAGACAAAAATTTACCAAATGACCCGGATCACAACAGAGTAACTTTAGAAGTAGAGGGCAACGAAAAAGAAGTTGAGGTACAACAAGAGGAGTCAACAAAAGGCCCAATAGAAATAAATCCAACAGAAGACGGTGGTGTTGAAATAGACTTTGACCCACAAGCTGTAGTTGGTGAGGGTGGACAAAACCACGAGGCAAACTTAGCAGAGTACATAGATGATAATGAATTGGGTGAGATTAGCTCTGAGTTATTATCTAACTTTACAGAATACAAATCGTCTCGTGACGATTGGGAGCAAGCGTATATCAAAGGACTTGACCTTCTTGGTTTTAAATATGAAAACAGAACAGAACCTTTTCAAGGCGCATCAGGTGCAACACATCCAGTGTTAGCAGAAGCTGTCACACAGTTTCAGGCATCAGCTTATAAAGAATTACTACCAGCAGGTGGACCAGTTAGAACACAGATCGTAGGGCTAACTGACGAGATGAAAGAGGCACAAGCAGAACGTGTCAAAGAATTTATGAATTATCAAATCATGACTGAAATGAAAGAGTATGAACCAGAGTTTGATCAAATGTTATTTGATTTACCACTTGCAGGGTCAACATTTAAAAAAGTTTACTACGACCAAACGTTGATGCGTTGTGTGTCTAAGTTTGTGCCTGCAGAAGATCTAGTTGTGCCATACAGTGCAACATCATTAGAAGATGCAGACTCCATCATGCACATAATAAAAATGTCCGCTAATGATTTACGCAAACAACAGATCAGTCAGTTTTATAGAGACATTGATCTTGGCAGCTCTTCTTACGAAGCGGATGACGTTGAAGATAAAAAAGCCGAGCTCGACGGCGCAAGTGTCAATAACACAGACGAGGTGTACACACTGATAGAGTGTCACGTGGATTTAGACCTGCCTGGTTACGAGGACATGGATGAAGAGGGTGAACCAACAGGTATAAAACTTCCATACATCGTAACACTTGTTGAAGGATCGGGTGAGGTATTAGCTATTCGTAGAAACTACGGTGCACAAGATCCAGCAAGAAGAAGAAAAGATTATTTTGTACATTTTAAATTTTTACCAGGACTAGGCTTTTATGGATTCGGCCTAATACACATGATTGGTGGTTTATCTAGAACTGCCACAACTGCATTGAGACAACTTCTTGATGCGGGCACCTTGGCTAATCTCCCAGCCGGATTCAAACAAAGAGGCATCAGAGTTCGTGACGAAGCTCAACCGTTGCAGCCGGGCGAGTTCCGTGATGTTGATGCACCTGGTGGAGATTTAAATGCAGCATTTATGATGTTGCCTTTCAAAGGACCAAACCAAACACTACTACAACTTATGGGCACAGTAGTTCAAGCAGGGCAACGTTTTGCATCGATCGCTGATATGCAAGTCGGTGATGGCAATCAGAGTGCGGCGGTAGGCACGACTGTTGCATTATTGGAGCGTGGATCGCGGGTTATGTCTGCAATACACAAAAGATGTTACTCGGCGATGAAGTCAGAATTTATGTTAATGGCTGAAGCGTTTGCAACATACTTACCACCTGTCTATCCATACAACGTAATTGGTGGACAAAGACAAATTAAACAAATGGATTTTAGTCCAGAAATAGATGTTGTACCAGTTGCTGATCCAAACATCTTTTCACAGACACAACGTATCGCAATGGCACAAACAACCATGCAAATGGCACAAGCAAACCCTGCAATGCATAACATGTACGAGGTTTACAGAGACTTGTACGAGGCGTTGGGTGTAAAAAATATTGACTCAATACTAAAACGACCACAACAACCACAACCAATGGACCCAGCTATGGAAAATATTACGGTTTTGGCTT